GCACCGCCGCCGTTAAAGAACGGGCGCAACTTGCTTTCAATGGCGCGGAAAATGGTTGCTTGATTGCCCGTTGCGTCATATTCAACTTCAATCGGGCCAACCTTGACCTTCCTTTGCGCTTGGTCAAGGTCAGGCGCAAGTTCAACGCCTTGGGTAGTCTTGTAAGCCAGGTCAATGCAAGCGGCTTTAATTTCGGCTGGCACGAAATCGCTTTTGTAATAAGCCGCGCCGCCGTATTGAGTGTTAACCGCGTCAGCGCGTTCAACATAGTTGCGCGGCCAATCGAGCGCTTGGACGGTGCTAACCCTATAGCCCTTCCATCGCGTGCGATAGCTGTTGACCATAAAATCAGTGGCCAGGCGCAAAGCGGTTTCCTTAACCGCGTCAGTCAGTGCAGCCCAAGACGTGAAACCATAAGCCGCAAGCCGTGTGTCAGCTTCAGCAATGCTAGCATAACTTTCAGCGGTTGACAGGCCAGCGCCGGTTTCAACAATAAGGGCCATGTTTCACGCTCCGCATGGGCAAATGGCCAGGGCGGCTAAGCCCCGGCCATTTCAACAATTATTCAGCGGGCGGCTTTCCCCAACCGTCAGCGCCTTCAGCGGGCGGCGTGCCCTTCAGGGCGGCAAGTTCAGCTTCCATAGCCGCAAACTTCGCGGCCATTTCTTCAAACGACTTGGGCGCGTCAGCCTTGACAGGTTCCGGGTTGTCAGGCCCGTCATAAACCTTCATGGTCTTTTTGTCAAAGTCGTCTTTGTTGACAATGACATAAGGCCCTTGGGTTTCAGGGTCAGTGCTTTCAATTCGCACCGTTTCAATCTTGTCCATCTCTTCAACCTTTCATGTGGGCAAAGCCAGGCGGCGGGTCAGCCTAAGTCAACCCGCCTAACCATTAGCCAAGCACAAGTTCCGAAAATTCAGGGTTGACGGTCTTGAAGCCCCAAGCAAGGTGAAGCTCCCAAGTCGTCATGCCGTATTGAGCGATTTCAAGCATAAGGTAAGTCATGCCCAAGTGGTCGCTAACCAGCATTTGCTGAATAGTCGGGTTCGGCGGCATAATCGGCGGGCGAAGAGTGCCCACAATGGCGTTGCGTTCAAACGCCAGATTGGCCGTGTAGTTGTTGCCAATCGTCAGCGCCGTTGCAGCCGCCGGGATAGCCTGACGCAAGCCAGGCGCGGCAAGCGTAATGGTGCCGGGCGCGGCAACGCCAGCCGCGACAACATACTTGCTGGCGTCACCTGCGAAGGTAACAACGTCGCCAGCAAGAACGGTGCCAGTGCCGGTGATAATCGGAATGGCCGTGGTGCCAACCGCGAAGCCAGCCGCCGTGGTGGTGTAAGCCGCGCCGGTGCCCTTGGTGTGCAGCGTAATGCCAGCGCTTTCACGCGGCATAAAGCCAAACTGACGCTGAAGAATGCCGGAACGGCGCTCTTCGTCAGAACCGGCCTGATAGTGGTTCTGAATAATGCCAAGCTTACGCATGGCCGCGCCAGCGGTTGTGTCGCCAACAAACTGCATATCAGCCAGCGGAGCGCCGTTATCCTGAAGCACCTTGCGAGCGTCAACCAACGTGTTAATGTCAGTGGCGAAAGGCGAAGCGCCAGCGGTGCCAACGGCGCGTGATGCACCAACCTTGGCGGCAAGGGCGGCGTCAACTTCAGCTTCGTTGCGAAGCGTTCGCATACCCTGAAGCAACAGTTGCTTCGCCCAATCCTGGTCATTTTCACCATTCTGAAGCGAGCGCAGTTGCTCGCCAGTGATATTCCAGTCAACCTTGCGGCTCTTGGAGATAACAACCGGCGTGGTGTTGGCAGTGGCGTCAGTGCCAGCGCCAGCAACGTTGGCAGGGGTGAAGTCGCTGGCGGCACGAACCGGCGCGACGGGAACTTGCACGGTGTCACCCTTGGCAACACCCTTGTCGTCAAACGAAGTGTTGATTGCGGCAACAACCCCCCAAGGTTCGCTAGCAACTTCCTTGGCCGCGCTGAACAGCGTGGGCGCAAGGGCGGTAAGCGTATTGGCCATTTCTAAGCCTTTCCAAAAGATTTGTGTTGAAAAGCCTAGCAAGCCCAACTTGCCCGGCAACGGTGCGGCCCAACCGCGAGTTGCTGAACGCCCAACCTTCAGCAACTCGCTTATTCTTCAGGCCAGTGGCCTTGTCAACAGCATTCTGACTATTCCGCCGCGATAGTTCCGCCGTCAGAAAAGAACGCCGCGCGTTCAACCGGCTTCATCGCGTCAAAGCCCGCTTGGTCAATCGTCTTGCCGGAACCGCCAGGCGTTTTGTCGCCAGGCTTAGCGCCCGCTCCGCTGTTGCCAGGGGCGGCGACATAGTGCTTGCCGTCTTCACCCTTGGCCCATTCGCCAACAAAGTCAGCAAGCGTTTTCTCGCCAACCATTGCAACCCGGTTTTCGCCGTCAACCTTCAAGGTGACTTGGCCCGCCAGCAAAGCCTTTGCGGCTGGCAGGAATTGCTTTGCGACGTTGGCAGCAACCAAGGCGTCACTAAGCCCGTTGTCAACCAAAAGCTTTTGCGTAAAGCCGGTTTCAGCTTCAAGGCTCTTGGCCGCTTCGTCGCGCTCTTTGGTAACTTTGGTCAAATCCTTTTCGGCGGTCTTCAGCTTGACTTGCGAATTGGCAAGTTCAGTTTCAAGCCGCGTAATCTCTTCAGCGTTCGCTTCGCCCGCCGTGGCTTTCTTAAGCTGTTCTTTTAGCCGCGCATTGTTGGCCTTCAAGCCAGCAATGTCAGTTTCATGGGCGGCTTCAGCGTCAGCCAATGCAGCGGCAACCGCGTCGTCAACAATTTTCTTGTCAGCGGGGTCTTTAGGGTCATAAGCCATTTCAACAGTTCCTTTTGAATGCGGCAAAACCGCGCCCGGTTGCAAAATTGCGAGCTAGGCTTAACCCGCCGCGTCAGGGTTGGCAAGCGGCTTCGCAGCAGCCCAAACGGCGTCAAGCATAAGGCTTTCAAGCTTGTTGGCGTGTGCCAGGGCGGCTAGCCAAAGTGGCCTAATAGTCTCTTCAAGAGCCTTGGCGCGAGCAAGCCCGGCTTCAGCTTCAACCTTGTCGTCATACACCGCAACAACGGGTTGCTTGACTTCGTTGACACTATCAGTTTGCAAAAGCTTGAAGCCTTCGCCTGACGCTATAATCAATGTTTTCATTGCCCGGTTGTCCTTTTCCTAACTAGGTTGTGCAACGCTTCCAAACTAACGGGCCTTCCCTGCCCGTCAACCAAATCTTTCAGGGTGATTTTGCCTTTGCGCCAAAGGTCAGCCCGGCCTTCACCTAGCACGGTGTTTTGATATTTCTTGCCCATGCGTTCAAGATAGTCGTTGAAGCTTGTGTTAACGTCAATTTGGCCACTAGAGCTAGCGCGCGTTGTGCCCGGTGCTTCAGGTATGTCAATGCCAAGTTCTTTGAACGTCTTTGTAATTGGCACTTCAACTGACCGGCATAGGAAGTGGCGCGGCGTGCCGCCATTATAAGCGAGCTTTTTAGGGCCAAGCGGCTCAAAGTCCAAGTTCCAACTTTCGCCGCTATAAGCAACGCAAGTCAAGCTTGTATGACTATCTAAAGTGCTGACTTGGCGAAGCCCTTTAACCAAATCGTCATTGCTCTTGAACGTTTGCCGCCTAGCGTCATTGGCCACGGTTTGCACTGACGTATGAACAAGGCTAGACGCATCTCGCCGGGCAATGTCCATAACGCCTGGCACGCCAGCTTTGCCCACAATCCGGGCGGTGATTTGTTGGTTGGTTTCGCCGTTCGCTAATCCCTGACGCAATTGAGCGCTGAACTTCAGCTTGATATTCTCGCTTTGGCCGCGCCACCAATCGGCGCTAGGCGCACCCTGAATTAGAACGTCACTTGCTAGCGACTTGAAATAATCCCTTGTGGGCACGCCAATTGTTTCAAGGCCAAAGACGACATAAAGCGCTTCAGCCGCATGGTCAGCAACCATTTCAGCAATGCCAACAACGTTCAAATCATCGCGCAAGCGGCCATAAGCCAAATCAATAATGTCGTCAGTGTCGTTAATGATTTTGGCCAACTTGGCGCGCTCGCCAATGCTAAGTTGCTCTTCAGCCAACCGCTTCAGCAACTCTTTTTCCATAACCTTTAGACGCCTAGTCACTTGCAAGCGTTCATGCGCTGACAGCCTTAGAACGTCCAAGGCGTTAGCTAGCACAAGGTCAAAAAGCTTTTGGTCAATCATGGCTTAAGCCTAAGCCTTCCATAGCTCTTGCCGCCGTCTTTTACGCCGCCGTAAAATTCAACATAGCCTTGGTTGGCTAAGCTATTCCAAGTGGAACGCATGACAGGCGCGGTTTCGCCTTGGGCAAAGGCAACGCCGCTCTTGTCAAAGCAACCATCGCCGCCGTGTTCACGCAACCACTTCAGGGCTTGTTGTTCAGCCTTTGTCATGCGGCTGGCGGCGTCTTGTCAACGGGCGGCGTCTTGTCCCCTGGTTTGGGCTTGGACGGGTCAGGGACGGGCGCTGGCGGCGGTTCCGCGTCAATCTCGCCTTGGTGTTCCTCTAGCGTCTTGTCGCTTTCAATAAGGTCGCCACGCTTGAACAAATCGAATAGCTCCGCTTCAGACAAGCCGCCGCCCTGCCAAGCCGCCATAAGAGCGGTCAGCGTTTGCGCGTCCATTACAACCGGCATAAAGTCGCGGTTAAGTTCATAGCTAAGCTTGTCGTCAGGCGAGTTAGCCCAAGCGGCAAACGTCTTCAACGCCGCTTCAAGCTTCAACGAAACGGCAATTGCAATGCTCGCCAAAATCGAGTTTTCGCCAGCGTTACGCATGGCTTGTGTCTTGAACGCTTCAACGCCAGCCTTTTCACTCGCCAGCATTTTAGCGCCAAGATTGGCCATTTGGTTTTCAATGCGGTCAAGCGCCTTTTCAAGCGCCGTCAAACCTTGACCGGTAAATTCAAGATAGCCAACGCTAGCGTTAGGGTCAGGGAATACCCAAGCACTTTCTGAACCAATATAGAGTTCTTCAGGGGCCTGACCAGGTTCAGGAATGCTAGGCGCATAGCCGGTAACGTATGGCGTTGGCAAAGCGGTGAAGTGCAACGCATGGTGATAGTCAGCGCTAACAAGATAATGGTTCAAGTTAGCGTCAATCAAGTCAATAAGCGGCGGGTCGCAAAACTCAAAGTCAGCTTCAAACGGAATGTAATTGAGCGGCGCGTTATTCAACTTGGGATAAATCGGCCCTTCTATCAATTCGTCTTTGCCGTCTTTGTCTTGCGTGAATACGCGCACGCGATATTGGCCAGCTTCATCAAGGTCCAAAACCCTAAAGCGCTCTTGTTCAGTGTCGCTAAATTCGTTTTCAGCAATTTGGGCACACTCGCCAAGCACAACCATTGAAAGCGTGTGCTTGTTGTTAATGGTGCGAAACTTCCAATTGCGGATTGCTTCAGCCCGATAAAGTTGCATTGTTGGCCGCAAGCCAAGTGCTTCAGCTTGGGCAAGCGTAAGTTCATTGCCAGCCGTGTCAATTGCTGGCGGGTGGTCAGTTAGCACGCCAACAAAGCCAATCGAAAGCCATTCAAGCGTGTATTCTTCAGCAAACACGTCAAAAGGTTCACCTTTCATTGACACGTCAGCAAGGTAAGGGTCAAGCGAGTTAGGCAATTCGCTTTCAGGCGGCTTGCGAAACATCATGCCAAGCAAAGCCGCAACAGTGCGCCAGCTTGCGTTATAGAACGCCGCTCGCTTCACATAGGATTTATATTGCGTGTCACTTTGCTTGTTCAGCTTAGGCAAGTAAGCCGTGCCAGCATTATGAATGTTGTCTTGGCCAGCTAGAACGTCGCGAATGCGCTTCCACTTGGGCAAAAACTTGTCATACTTTTCATGCGTTGTTTTGACGCCTTTGTTGACAATAACAGCCATAGTGTCAGTTCCCTGCAATCTTAAGTTTCACAACGCGGTTGCCCAAGACAGGGAAGCGATAGCATATAAAATAGCCGCCCGCGTCGTTGGTATGGTCTAGCCCGCTTGTCTTATCAGGCTCGCCGTTTTTGTCATAGGCTTGTTTCTCTAAGCTTTCAACAAAAGCCGGGCAAGCGTCCGCATTGACCTTCAGGCGGCGCTTTCCGCCCGCGTGTATCATGCGATTTAGGCTAAGCACCCTGTCTTTGACAGCCGGGTTGCTGGCGTTGTTCAGCACGGTAAACCCGGCCTGTTGAAGCAAGGCAATATCTGACACACTGGCGTTGTTGCTTTTGCGGCTGGCACCTGTTGCGTCAGGATAAACGAAAATGGCATGACTAGGAAAGCGAACCTTCAGCGCCGCAATCATGGCTGGCGTGTCTAACAGCTTGGTTAGTTCAGCAACCGCGTGCGGATCGCCTTCCCGCTGCACAAACACAACGGCTGACATATTACCAACGTTGAAGTCCATGCCGATGTGCAAAGCTTCGCCAAGCTTAACGACTTCCTTAGAGCCGTTAAGCGTTCGGTCAAATTCAGGGTAAACCGCGCCGCTAGTCAGGTTGACAAACTCGCCTTCAATATAAGCCGCAATCAAATTGCTTGGATAGTCAGCAATCAAATCTTGTATATAGGTTTCAGGCAAGTTGCGAGCGTTGGAATAGGTGCTTGCTTTAATAAGTTCATATTCCGCGCTAGGCGGCTCTTTCTTCCAACGCGAATAAACGAACTTGAAACCTTCAGGCGTTGTGCCAACTGCAATGGTATTCTTTGACCCGTCAGGTTTCTTTTGACGGTTACGCGCCAGGATTTTTTGCCAGGCGTTCTTAGCGTCAGCCTCTTTCATAGTGTCTAATTCGTCAATGAAACTATCAGCGACTTCATAGCCCACAATCCGGCCTGGGTTGTCCATTGTGCGAAGAATAATCTGCCCGCCGTCATGTATTTTAATCATTGGCGTTAGCGATTGAACTAAGCTGTAATGTTCCTTTTCAAACATACCAATTGCCGCAAGCTCTTCAATGAAGCGCGGAAAGGCAATGGTTCGCACCAAGTCATAAGTTGGCAAGTAATAGGCAACGTTTTGTTCAGGGTAAGCGAACTTCAGCCGCAAACACCGCTTCATAAGCCCATTAGTCTTGCCAGCGCCAAAGCCAGCCACCATAGCCGGAAACTGTCTTTGAGTCGTCACAAGCCGGAATTGCGGCTTGGTCAACTCAATAAGCGGTGGCCCGCCGTTGTGGCCAATGGTGGCTTCAGTCGTCAGCATATTGAGCAATGACGAAAGTTGGGAAAGGCTTAACCTTGTCAGTGCTGCTAACCTTGGCGTCAATTGCCTTGACAATTTGACCGCTCATTTCAGCGTGCAAGCGCATGGCGTTAAGCCGGTCTTTCAGCGCTTGGCTTTCGTCTTCATACAAGACCTGAAGTTTTCTAAGCTTGTCTTCAAGGCTATGAATGCCGGGCGCTTCAACGCCGCCGTTAAGACGCGCCTGGCGAATGCGCTCCAAAACGTCAATGTCTTTCAGCCATACCATAGCCGCTTGCGCTGACCGCAAGCCAGGGTCGCGTTGCTTCCTGAAAACGTAACCGGCAATTTCGTCAGGCGTGCGGGAAGGGTGAAGGGCGGTCAGTCTGATAAATTCAGACTTAAGCGCGTCTTCGTCTTCGTCTTCAAATATGGCAACGGGTTGGTTCCACATGACGCAAGCCTAATAACATACTCTTGTCAAGTGAACAGGTAGCAAGCAAACGGGCGAACCTGAAGGCCCGCCCGCGCGCTTTGACCAACGTAGCAACGTCAGCTATTTTGGATAGCTTCAGCCAGCTTGTCGTTTTGTGCAGCTAGACGAGCAATCGAACTTTGAATTTTCGCTTGGTCGTCAGTGCTGAAAACTTCGCCAGCTTCAGCCGCCCGGTCAATGACATTGTGGGCAATTTCGCTGACGGTTTCAACAGTCTTGAACAGCTTACCCACAATAGGCCCGCCAATGGCTGTTGCGACGGGTGCGAGCTTTTCAATCACGTCAACGCCGTCTTCAATGGTTTGAATGATTTTGCTGAAGTCCATAACAGTTCCTTTCACTTTGGAATGAGTGCAACGATAGCGCCGCTAAGGTTATGCAACGCCACAACCTGACTAGCGAAGCCAGCCGCATTGCCAGCCGCGTAAGCCGCGCGGATGGCAAGCAACACGCGATAAGCCTCTTGAAGCTTGGGCTTCAGCACCGCCTTCAGTTCAGGCGAAAGCTGGCCATTGCCGTCAGCAACGACATAGGCTTGCGCTGGCACGTTATAGAGCGCTTCAGCGGCATAAAGCGCCTTTTCGTCAATGGCCGTGGCGCTGGCGACGGCTGACGGGGCCTGAAGGGCTGCACAACCGCCTAGAGACAGCGAAGCGAGCGCCAGGGCGGCGAATAGAGCCTTACGAACCATTTGCATTCCTTTCGTGGTTAAATGGGCATTCCGGCCTTAAGCCAGGCCGCAACGTCAAAGCTAGGACAAGCTTTGTTCACTTCAGGCCAGTCTTTGTGGCCACGAATAATGATGTCAGGAAAGCGCGACTGATAAGACTGGATTAGCTTTTTCAGTCCAAGCTTTTGCGCTTGTGTGCGCGTGTCTTTGGGCTTGCCGCCAGCGTTCAAGCTAGTCGTTCCGCCAACATAGCTAATGCCAATGTTGCCGGTGTTGTGCCCGCCAGTGTGCGCGCCCTTTTCGTTGTCTTGGAGCGTTCGCACCGTATCGCCGTCAAGTTCAACAACCCAATGATAAGACGGCTGGCCAAAGCGTTCAATATCCCAACGGGTGACTTCAGCCGCCGTGTTGTCGCGCCCTTCAGGGGTTGCCGTGCAATGGACGGTCAGAAACTTGATTGAACCTAGCGGAGCAAGATTAGCCATTTTGTGCCCTTTCGTGTTTGGCCAGGCGTTTGCGTAAATCGCCAATCTCGCTTTCTTGCTTAGCCAGTTGGAGCGCCTGAATTTCTTTGGTTATGTGACAAGTAGCAACTTCAGTTTCAAGCTCTTCAATGCGCTTTTCCTGGCTGTCTAACTTGTCGTCTTGCTCGCCAATCTTTTTGTCAAGGCGCGTAATTTCGGTTTGGAAACGTTGCCAGTCCATATTGCGCGCTTCAGCCCTAGCTTTGGGCAAGTCGCGCGTATGCGTGAACCATGCCCCTAACAAGCCGCCACTTCCAAGGGCAACGGCAACCCCAATGATTAGTTCATGCAAGTGTGCTGTCAGTTCCATTAGCCAGCTTGACCTTGGCCAGCATCGCTAAGAACGTTGCGAGGTTTCATGGTGCCAATGACGCCAATAAGGCCAGTGACAGCGCCGCCAATACCAAGGGCTTCAGTTGGCTTGCCATTCGCCGCCATGATTGCGCCAGTTATCACAAGCACAACGATAGCCAGCAAGGTTGCCAGAAACGCAAACAAGATATGGCGTTCATTCATAATTGTCACCCCCAACCCCTTTGCGGCAAAGCGAAGCTTGGAGCGAAGCTGTAGCACAAAGAAACGGGCTGGCAAGGTCAAACCCTGCCAGCCCATCCCGCGACCCGTCCAAGCGCCCTAGAGCGCCTGGCGAGACTGTCTTAGGCGGTGCGCCACACGCGGGCACCTTCGCCGCGCGGGTCGCTCGCGTCAACCGCCTTAACGGTGAAGTCGCGAGTAATCACCATCTTGGCGCGGCTCACGGTCTTGGTGGTGGCGACAATGCGCTTGCCGTCACCATCCTTGGCGTAACCCTTGCCGTCAGGCCCGCGCTGATATTCCTTGACGGTGACAGTTTCAGTTTCGCCGGTTTCAACCGAAAACTTGGCGCGTGCGCCAGAAACAGACGACTGAAGCCGCGTAACCGGGTCAGGATTGGCAACGCTCTTGGCGACGTGGAACGACTGGCCAACTTCAAGCTTGTCGAAAGGATAGCCACCTTCGCGCGAACGGCGCGCACTGTCAGCCGGAATGGCAACAGCGTCGTCAATCTCAAAGCCGGAACTCGCGGCGGGCTGGCCAGCCGGGGCCGGGGCATTTTCAGCCGCAAGCTTAGCGCCCTCTTCAGTCAGCGAAACCGCCGCCTTGTCGCCGTCAACGTTGGAAGTGTCAACGGTGGCCAGGCCAGCGCCAACAACGTCAGCGCCTTCACCCTGGGTCAGCATCGCAAACCCGGTTTCGCTCGCTGCAATCGCAAGCACGGTGGCAATCATTGCCTTTGTAATCTTAGCCATTTCATTCACCTTTCATGTTGTGGGCTTTGCCCGGTTCCCGTTATAGGAAGCTTTCAGTTATGTTGTCAATTCGCCAGTGTCAACACCTTTTTTCAGTATGCTTTGCCGCCAGGCTTAACCCGGTTTTCAAGCTTATGGTCAGCGCGGTTGGCATTGTAAGCAAGCTTTTCCTTAATTGCACCGCCAACGTCAAGGCCCTTGGCACAAGCCAAGTCACCAATGCGAATAATCACGTCAGCAAGTTCAACTTCAAGCATTGACCTATGTGGCAACTTGTCGTCTTGCAATCCCTTGCGGTGCCCTTCCATCGCTTCAGCGACTTCAGAAACAATAAGCATTAAAATTTCACCCACATTGCGGGTTTCCAAAATGCTTTCGCCAGTATGCGGATTAGTCCACCAACCGGCTTTGACATTGGCCGCGTGAATGTCGCTAAACAGCGAATTGACAGCAACCACATAGTCAGGCTTTTGCGGCTGGCCAAGGCGCGTGCCGTCAGCCATAATGTCAATTTTAAATTCATCTTGAGTCATGTTGTGCCCTTTCAGTTTGGGATTGGATGCCCGTCTAGGTTCAAGTCCTAGACGGGCAGGAAGTTACATAACCCGCAAGAATTGCCAGGCCATGTAAAGCACGGTAAAGCCAATCAAGAATTGGGCAACCCGGCGCGTAACCAAGTAAAGCCCAACTTCGCCAGTGCCGCCGCACGCCTGGCATTTATTGCCGCTAACGGTTGAAGCAATCTCGCTGCCATCGCGGCGGCTGATAATCTTGCCTTCAACCCAATGAAAGCCGCGCCCTTCGCATTTGGCGCAAAACGCTTTTCCAATTTGGAACATTTGCCCGGTTCCTTTCTAGTGATTTAGCGAGTTAGGCTTAAGCGTAAGCTTGTGTCAAGCCCAAATATCGCAAGATTGCATCGCGCGCCGCTTCCCAACCGTGGCATACTTCAACAGCATAGCCAGCTTGGGTTAGATACTCGCGCCATTCGTCTTGAACTTCGCTTGTGCTGCCAGCCGCGCCGCGTGCCGACTTCAGGCGCTTCAGTTCAATGTAAAGCGCACTTGCCTTAACAACGGTTCGCCCGTCAGGGTCTTCAGGGTGTGTAAACAGCTTTCGCACCGGCAAGCAAATGTCAGGCACACCAGCCTTGACGCCTTCAGCTTTAGACATAGCGCCGCGCACCGCGTCACCATGCCCGGCATTCTTGATAGCGTGCAACCACTTCAGTTGGGGCACAAGCCCTGACCCGGCTGGCGCAACAAGGTTTTTGGCATAGCCAGGCACGCTATAGCTAAGCGGGTCATTGGCCGCTTGAAGCCCAAAGTTGCAAGCCATATTAGCCCACATGAACAGCGCGACTTGTTCAGCGTATTCGTTGCGGGTTTTCTCCGCATAGCTCCAAGGGTCAAGATTAGCCATTATCAAAATTCCATATTATCTCTTTGGTCAATTTTCTTGCGCCAACCGTAACAAACAAAGGTTTACCTTGAAGCCAAGTTGCGGTATCGTTTTCACATACTATAATAAAGCCAGTTCTTTTTTCAATCCAAATTTTAAGCTGTTCATAATCTATTTGATTATGAACATAATGTTGGCCGCCATTTTGATATGGGGGGTCAATAAACCAAGTAGCTTTGTAATTACATTCAGGGTCTAGTTGTTGATAACAACCTTGCTTAATTTGAAAATGTCTAATTCGGTATAAATTTTCAGCCACAAACTGCTTAATATATTCAAAATACATTTCACCGTTTGTATTGCCCACAGCATACTTGCTGACAATGTTTCTTGATGAAGCCGCGCCTCTGTTGGCCCAAAAGCCACAGAACAATTTTTCACCTTGGCTTAAACCCAAAGTTCGTAAATCCAAGCCAGCATAAAATTTAGGCAAGCCAAGAATGTCTTTTTCTGAAGCGTTTATTAAAAATTGCCAAACCTTAATTATGTCATTATGTAAATCAACTAAGAAAACGTCATTTTCAAAGTTGGTAAATGAATAGTTTGCAGCGCCAGCAAAAGGTTCGACAATTACCCCATGTTTAGGCTTTGGATATTTAGCCGCTATTTTAGCCTTGCTACCATAATAAGAAAACAACGTTTTGAATTGAGGCATTAGCTAACGTCCTTTTCCCATTCTTCGCCGCATTCACAACGAAAGTAACTAGTATCGCCAGCCGCGACTAGAGCTAAGGCTTCGCGCAAGTTCACACGCAAAGCCAAATAAGCAAACTAGTCAAAGCAATACCAATTGCCATAGCCGAACCAAACCAAAGAAAAGTGTTAAAGGCTAACACAAAAGGAACGCTGCCTTTAGGGTGACTTTTCTTCAATAGTCGATAATAAGGACGGTCAAAAACCATCCTATCAAATAGGGTTTTATTTTCCATCTTGCCCGGTTCTTTCGTTGGTGTTCAGCCCTTGGCGAGCCTGGCCAGCTTACGCGCCTTGCGTTGCTTCAGCCAAAGCCAAGTGCAGTAAATTGGAGCTATGAAGAGCGGCGGGAAAAATACGCCGCCCGTTATCGCGATTGCCCAAAGGGCCAATGCCAGCAATCCCATTGTCGTTCCTTTCACTTCAATAAGTGGCGATAGCCCTGTTGCCTCACTTCGGGCGAGCGCGCAAGCTCTTTCCTGGCGAGCAATCGGCGGTAAGCCTGAAGCTCGCCTAACCCGCTGTCTTTGGCTTCGCGGCTAATGTCGTCTTGCCGTATCACGGTTGACGTTCCTTAAGGTAAAGCGGCGGCACGCCAAGTTCAAACGTGCTAGGTTGTTTAACTCGCCTTCCCCTGGCTGGCACAAACCCCTTAAGCATAAAGCTCTTGTCCCAATCTCGCAACATGGCGATTAAGTCAGCAACATGGTCAGTTGTCCAACTCTTTTTCAAACGGCGGCGATACTCCAAAAGTATATAATAGCTATCCCATTCGGTAACGCTATCGTTGACAGCTTGGCGAAGTTTAAGCGGCAAAGCGTCATTGGCTTCCAAATCTGTCATTCTTGGCGTGTAGTTGATTGAGCATCTTGCAGAGTTAGCCATGACTTGCTCCATATTTCAGATAAACCGCCCTGGCAAAACCCCTTGGCGTTTCTGACCTAATTTGCTTGGTCTTGGCTGACTTGCCGCCTAGCTTACCCCATTGCTTTGAGCCGCGCACAACGCCGCCTTTGGCTGTCTCAAATTCGACAATGGCGCTTAGGGGCACTTCAAGCTTGTCAGGTATGGTGAAGTCATTGAAAGCCCAAATACAAGTTTTCTTGGTGTAACCATCGCGCGGTTCAATGTAATCTGGCCAACGCGGATGGCTATCGTCTTCAGGCAAATAGCCGCCATATTCGTTGGGGTGAAAATAGAAGTCAGGCTTGCGGTATTCAGTTGAAATGACTGAAACAGGGTTTTCAAAGAAACCAGGGCAACCGCACTCTTCAATAATGTCTTTGGCGATATAAACCAAGTTCATTGCCTCTTGACGATAGTTGGGGTTGGCGGCGGCTTTCGCTTCAAAGTGTTTGGCACCTAGAGCGGCTAAATCAGTGCAGGGGGGGAAGCTGGCTATAAATGCTGGCTTCAGCGCTATCACGTTGGCGCGTGTTTCAGGGTCAAGCATATCGGCATTGACGAAGTGCAGCCAGCCAGCGCCAACGCGCTCGCTAGTGTTGTCGTTCAATATGTCAATGCAATAGCAATCATGGCCAGCTTCAGCCCAATCGCGAAGCATATTGCCACTTTCGTCATATAGGCTGACTATGTTTGCCATTCTTTAAGCTGCAACCTTGTCCATAAAATCGCCAATTCCCCAAAGGGTCTTGCGGCGTTCGTCTTCACTAGCCGGTTCAGTGCCGATAAGCTTACCAACTTTGGCTTCAGGGTCAATGATACCTTCAGCTTGCCAATAAGCCAATTCAAGAGCGGTTCCGCAACCGAAAACTTGACCGTCAGCAAACATAAATTCGTAAACGTTGACCATGTGACTAACTCCGTTGTTGAAGACATATCTAAAGTCACATTTTGGCTATGTCAACAACTATTTTAGTGGCTAGTTTGCTGGCGATTATCCTGCCCACAATGAGCGGCAACCATAAAATCACGTTTCCCAATTCCTGTCAACAGCTAATTTGAAGTTCAACCTGGCGCGGGCTAGTCTCGCTTCAGCGCGTATATCAGATTTAATAGGGCCATTATACGGCGCAAACCCTGGAAAACCGCCATTCTCTATAGAAAATATAACAATATAATAAATATAATACTAGGGAGAAATGGCCTAAATTAAGTCGGGCTATTTAATAAGTCGGATGAATTTTAATTGCCCGAATTATGGGAATACCCTCTCTTTCTCTCTTATACCATTATATTTGTTATATCGTTATATTTGGCGGAAAACAGCCATTCTCGCCTTATATCTTCAACATATCCCCATTATACGCGAAAAATGCCCGAATTAAAAAATAGGGCGATTTATCGGCATGGGGAAACCCATAACGCAAATTAGCTGTTGACAGCTTCAGCTAGCCAGCTTAAAAGCCAGTTATCAAGACGGAGTTAGAGCAATGCGGAACTTCAAAGACTTCTCAACCAAAGCTGAAGCTGAAGCTTTCAAGCAATCTCTTTCAAATGAAGCGAAAGCCCGCATAACGGTTCGCCGCTCTTGGATTGGTCTTAAAAGCAATCGCAAGATTGTGGTTACTTTTGCCGTTAACTATTACACCGCCTAATGTGGGCACAACACGAAAGGTAAAGATAATGGCTAGACAGTCAGCACCAACCCCACCTTTGTTTTGGATTATTGACCAAGACACTGAAGGCAAGCTAACTTTAGCTTGGGATATAGGGTTTGTGTCTTATTCGCTCGCGCACAAGCAAGCATGGTCAATGCGCCATGAAAGCCAGTTTCACAAGCTAGAGATTGGCCACTATGATTGGCGCAAAGGTGAATGGGCTAGCTTCATAAGCATTGAACAAGGCCCATGCTAGCAGCACCAACAATGTCAGGGACTAGGGCGGCGCTTCAGCCGCCCTTTTCTTTTTCGATTGCAGCGGCATATTTCTTGGCTGCTTCAACGAAACGCAAAGGCATTGCGACAACGTAAGCTTTGGCTGACCGGCCATATTTGGCTTGCATTTGAGCCTTGGGAATTTCGCGCAATTCGTCATTCTCTAGCAAAGTGGCAATAGCTCGCTTGATTGCGTTGGTTGCGCCAAACCTGTCATGCCTGAAGCACGCCATAGCTTGAACGCGCCTGGCGGCGTGCGAATGCGTAACAACGCCGTCGCGGTGCATTTCTTCAGTGTCGCCAAATTTGCTGTAACGTTCAAACGGGCTGTTAATCGTTGTGCCAATGGCTTTGATAATCTCATTGACTTGCGACACTTCATTGCCAGCTTGTGAACCAATCTCGCCAGCTTCAAAGCGGCCAATTAGTGCGTTGGTTTGGTCAACGACTAGCTTGGTTGCCCACATGGTTTCATTCATGGTTATGACGGGCTGAAGGGGATTGATACCAACGGCGCACACGGCGGCAAGCTTCATCGCCTTCAGGTGCGCCCGGTTCCACAATTGCTTTAGTGTCTCGCTCTTGGCTGAATTGATTTGGTCAGTTGTCCAACGGTCAAATTCGTCAAAGGTTGTTTGGGCTTCGTCTTCAAATGGCACGTTATGCACATTGGCATTGTGTGACAGCGTTAGACAGCCAGCGCAAAGGTCAGCCAACTGTTGCACAAGAGCAAACGAAGGTTGGACGGTTTCACGTCCCTTAATCAAATAGCCGCGCGAACCGATATATTCAAACGTCAGGAAACGCGGCAACAGGCCACTGGCAATTATGTTATCGTCAAGCATTTCATAAAAGGTATGTGGCACCGTTTCACCAATGATAGTCAGCGAAGGGCTATGAATAAAGCCGGTGTTTTTCTCTTTGTCTGAATAGGCTGACGGGTCAAACATTTCGCCGTGCCCGCTCTTGGAATACATTTGCAGCAACGTACGCTGAAGCCCTTTAAGGTGTGGGTTAGCCGTTATGCTGGCCATTTGCTGAAGCATAATGCCAATTTCACCAAGAATGCTTATGACAGCCGGTTTCTTGTCCAACCACTTAATTAAGCCAGCGGAGCTAACCAACTCGCCAGGCCCGCGAAAGTCGTTGGCGGCTGGCACGCTATGACTAACCGCTGTCATTAGCTTGGCAATGCCTGAAGCAATGGCGTCTTTGCCGCTGCCAGTTGTGGCCATTAGCAAAACGTATTGGTTCAGGCCGGTGCCACTGACATTGTAAGCCCGGCCTGTTATGCCGCTCAATAGGGCGATAGCGCCAGCTAGGGCGATTTGCGGAACCGGGCGCGGTGAAACGTCCATAATAAATTGTGCGACTTCACCTAGCAGCCCTGGCGGAAACGGATTGACGCGGGCGCTAGGGCCGGGCAATGGTTCGTTGGCGGCGGTCGAGTTCCTTTCGCTCCCAATGCCCGGTGCGGCGGCGTTTCCGCCCGGTTCCGCCGTCGCACCGTTGGCCATTAGCTTAGCCATTAACAAGCGCAAGCCTTCAGGGTCAACTTTAGGCAATTGCCGGTCAAACGACTTTCGCACCATATATTCAACATATGCAGCACGGTCGCCACGGTGTTCATAGTTGTCTTTAGGCGTTTGGCCTAAAGCGCTGACCCTGAACAAGCGCCGGATTTGCTCTAGGTTTTGGGTATAGAAAGCAACAATGTCAACATAAGCAATGTCAGCTTCAGACTGGCTAGGATAATCGCCCTGCCACTCGCCACGGTGAAGCTTGCCAAATTTCTCGCCATTGCCCGCGCTAGCAGCCATAGCAATAATTTCTTCGTCAGTGTGCTTTTGCTCTTTGTCGTCATTGACGGTGTAAACCTTAGCCGCGCCGCCCATTTGGTCAAAGAGCAATTGCAATAGCTCTTGGCGCTCCGCAATCGGGGCCTGGCGTTGAACGTTGCCAGTCATGGTGAAATATCGTTCGGCTGAATACAGTTCTATTTCAGCCCGCCGCCGCCCATGTGGCAAGACGCCTTTGACGATAATGTGAACGCCGTTACCGCTTGGGCTTAGCTCGCTATAGCTGTTAAATTCGTGGAAAATCTTAAGCTGACGTTCATAGGCTTCAACGTCGCCATGTGTGTCGTCAAGGTCAATGCCAGTGAACGGGTCGCTTGCGGTGAACACAAAGCCAATGCCGCTAAAGCCAGTTTCGCCAACCGATTTGCTAGGGCGCTCTTTGTCATAATCCCAAGGCACAATGCCTTGACACGTCAGCGGAGCTTTAAGCACGTCTTCAAAACTAACCCAAGTGCTAGGATCAATGACACTTGCTTTGCCCGCATTAGGGCGCGCTATATACGGAACCTTTGTGGGCTTGCTTGTGCCAGGCTTTTCTTCAAGCCGCCAAACAATCCATTGGTTGTATTCACGCAATTCATGTGGAATGTTGTTGAACAAAGCCCGCCCCTATCCGGCTTAAAGTTTAACTGTTTTGCCAGATAGCGCGCTATAGAGCCGTTCAATTTTATTAACGCCAGGCTCTTTAATTTCACCGTTGGCCAACTGACGCAACCAACCAACAGTAACGTCAAGCTCTTTAGCTAGCCGTTTCCAATCGTCAAGGGCGGTTGCGTCTAGCAACAGTAGCGTTGTCTTTAACAGATTGGAAGTCATGTGGATAATTGCCCGATTGTCGCGACACGGCGCACCGCTTCGCGCTCTAGCTGCCACGGCTAATCGAACTGCGCAAGACGGTTAGCAAAATAATCTTTTGCACTTGACGGCGCTTTGCCACCGTGCCTAAGTGCAGTCGCCACCAAAGGGAACGGTTCGAACGTGTAGCCGCGTTCATTTCCCTTTGGTGGCGAACCGGGCAACTTATTTAGGGACTTCCCACATGAACAACACTGGCTGGCCTTCAATGGGCCATAACAACCCGCCGCCTGAAGTGGCAGTTGAAACAACTGACGCACTCATTGAAACGCCTGAAGAGTTCGTTGCTAGGCGCGACATTGAAATTCAATCTTGGCTTAATGCTAAGCCGGTGCTGGAAACCGCAAAGAGCGCTGAAGCTGAAGCTCGCGCCAAGGTGACAGCAACCCTTTTCCCAACTCCCAAAAAAGGCACACAACGTTATGCCCTTAACGGCGGCTATAAGGTCAAGCTTGTTTATGGGCTGACTTATACGCTTGGCAACAAAGAGGCTGTTGACGGTGAAGGCAAGGCTATCAGCATTGAAAGCCAGGTGCGAGCCGTTGAAGAAAAGACTATGGCCCTTGGCCCTGAAGCGCGGCTTTTGCTTGACCGGCTGATTAAGTGGAAGCCTGAACTTTCCGGTTCCGAATATGAAAAGCTTGACAGCGACGACGAAACTCAAGTTGCTATTCGGAACTTGATTGACGAAGTGTTGACTATTAAGCCCGCTTCGCCCCAACTCACTTTTGAAGAACCAAAGGCTAAATAAATGGAACTGTTCACGCTGATAGAAGACGGGCAAGCGATTATCCGCAAACCCAAGGGTGTTCACAAGCAAGTCAAGCTCTATCAGCGTGACAGCAAAGTTTACATTGGCGAAAGCGGCGGCTTTATCCAAGTGCGCCGCAAATGGGGTGACGAACCTTATGCAACGTCGCACCCTGACATTAAAGTCATTGACCTTGAAGGCAAGGGCTTGGTGTTTAAAGAACTTGAAGCGCCAGCTTATAAAGCGGGTAGTGGTTGGGGGCAATCCTAATGAATAGCATTCTAGGCGCTGTCTCGACTGGCGGCGCACAACAAGCCGGTCAACGTATTGTCATCGCTGGCGCTGAAAAGGTTGGCAAGACAACCCTGGCTTGCGGTGCCCCTGGCGCGCTCTTGGTTCCCCTTGAAATGGGTTACGGTGCTATGAAAGTGGCTCATACACCGTTGCTTGAAACTTGGGAGCAAATCGAACAGCTTTGCCAAGAGCTAATTCTAGGTGCCCAACGCGGCCAAATTGCGCGCGGGTCTAGCATCATTTGGGATAGCGCCACGGCGCTTGAACGGGCGATTCATGATAAGTGCTTGCGGAGCGACCCTAGCTATAGGCCCGGCAATTCAACTGGCTTGACTATGGAAGCGGCCCTTGGTGGTTACGGCAAGGCTTACAATGTCGCCAATGACTTGTTTGGCCGTTGGACGCGCTACATGGACGAATTGGCCAAGTATGGTGGCATTAACTGCATTGTCACTTGTCACGTATTCGCGGCGCTTGTGGTTGACCCGGCCCATGGCGAATATAACACTTGGGATTTACTCTTGCACTCGCCTAAGAACCAAAAGACTTATGGCAAGCGCGAGTTCATAACCCAATGGGCTGATATGGTTGGCTTTTTGCATGAACCTATGTTTGTGCTTAAGGCTGAAAAAGGCCAGCAACTTCAAAAGGCGGTTAGCTCCAATCAAGGGCGAATGCTGGCGGTTGACCGTCAGCCCGGTTGGGTTGCTGGCAATCGCTATGGGCTTTCTAGCCTTGTCCCTATTCCGCCCCAACATGGTTGGAATTATCTCGCTGACGCAATCTATAAGTCATGCGGGATTGACCTTTACAATCGGAGTATTGCAAATGGCTGAAGAACAGCTTGAACTTGATTGCTATTTGAAAGCGGAGCCTGACGAACCAAAGTTTACTTTGCTCGCACGCGACCCGCTAGCGCCTTTCTTGGTGGCATTGTGGGCGGCACTTCGCAAGGGTGATACAGCTAGCGCCGTCAGTATTCACGCTGATATGATTGTTGACCCTGCCCACAAATACCGGGTCAATGCTGGCGAGCGCTCTAGCCCTGAAAAGCTGGCGTCGGCTTGTGAAATCAGCCGCAAAATGGTTGAATGGCGCAAGGCCAAGGGGCTTGAAGCCTTTGAAGTTTACAACGTAGCGTAATGCCGCGATGTGGAACCAAATTCAGGGACAAAGCCCTTGACGCTATAGAGCGTGAAACGCTCATTGACTTAGAGCGCCTGGCGAAGCGGCTAGCCTGGCAATCTGAACAAATACTATACGCCGTGGCCTATTGCAAACGCAATAACACAACTGAAGGATTATCAGACATGGTTGCATATTCATTCAACGCTCAACAGCATACGCCGCAATATGGCGGTGGCGGCGGGCTTCCCGTTGGCAAGTATAAGGGCGTTATCGTCAACAGCTATACCGACAACGTTGAAAAGAACGGTATGGTTACTGGCGGTTATCTCGCCTTTGAATTGACGCCGATTGAAGGCCCGCTTTCTGGTCAAAAGCACACTGACCGCTTGAACCTTCACCATACCAACCCCAAGACGGTTGAAATTGCCAACAAGCAGTTGTCAGCTTACAGTCATGTGCTTGGCAAGTTCCAATGGAATGACACGGCGGAATTGCACAACATTCCGTTTTGCTTTGAGATTGGCTTGCAGAAAGAGCCTAACCCGAATGGTTACACTGAAGTCA